TCAGTAGGCTTAGGGGCTTGTTGAATCGGTTGCTTTTTAAATTTTAAAAATATAAAAGAAACATCAGGAATATATCCTTTGGTTTTAAATACGGCCAAAGAATACATCAAATTTTGCAAATTAAAATCTATTTCTTCTTTAGAGAACTTAGCTTTACTTGACTTGTAGTCATAAATTTTATATTCAGTGTCGTTAAATTTAGCTAATTTGTCTATGAAGCCGTTGATGATATAATCTTTTTCTTCGAGCTTGAATTCTGATTCTGCTTCCACTAGCACTGAACCATTGCAAAAGAAATCGCTTTGTAGGCCAGTTTGAATCATCATATAAATGAGATCCAAGTTTTCTTCGTCGTCTACTTTAAGTCTTTTAGCATTTTTTAAAATTAATCTATGTATAGCAGGATTTTTAATTACCCCTGCTTTCCCAGAACATAGGTCATCAAAATACTTTTTATGCCTGTCGGTCAAGAGAAGCTCAAAAATTAAATGGCAAATTGTGCCTCTAGAAGCGCCAGAGTTAGATATATCTGGAAGTTTTAGAACATATTTAGTATAGTAAAGCCAACTGCATCCTTCAGCGGTTTTGATTTTACTGGCGCTTAGCTTTACTTTTTCTATAGAGTTCATTGTATTGAATTATACCAATTGCTAATCAGAGATCTATCTTTTAAATGCATTTCGCCGAAATCTTTTGCTCCGAACGGAAGTTTAATTTCTATTTGATTGCGATCAAAGTAATTTAAAAGTTTTTGCTCAGCGGATTCGGCGGCCATGTTTCCAGCTGAATTATTGAAGCTATCATCATTAAAAGCAATGATAATTTTCTTGGGATTATATCCGATAAGAGAATATACAATTTTTGAAGACAAATTCAAACCAAAAGACACTATGCAATTATTTATTCCATTTTCTCTTAGGGCCAACATGTCGCCGATGCTTTCTACAAGGATTACTTGTTTAGATGATTTGATGTCTTTGGCATTTACTTTCAGTGGAAAAGCCCATTCTTTTTTATCGCCAATTAATTTCCACTTAGGTCTGCCTTCTAAGCTGATTCTAGAAATGTCTCTGCCAGCAAAACCAACGATTTCGTCTTTACAATTAAATATAGGAAAAACATATCTATTGAACATTTTTCCAGTAGACGCAACGCCAGATTGGAATGGAAGAAGAGTCTGACTAGAGATACCTCTATTTTCCCAGTAAGAATGATCTCGCGAAAGCTTTATGAGTAAAGACTTATCAAAAACATTTGTTTGGCTGGTTGTCACTCTTTGCTGGCTCTCTTCAGACCGAGAAGTATCAATTCCCTTTTCAGAAATCCACTTCTTCGCTTCATCTATATTTTTGAGCTTAAGGGTTAGCCTTACAAGATCTTCAATAGAGCCGCTGATGTTTTCTTTAAAGTCTACCCATTGCCCAGAATTTTTCCAAATTCTAAGTACGTTATCATTACCAGAATCTCGATAAAGAGGTCTGGTTCTGAATTCTCTGCCATGATCTGCCAGAGTGTAGCCTATGTCTGTTAATATTTGTCTTACAGCATCGCAATCATTCATAGTACTTCACCATCTCCAGAATCATTTAGTTCCGGCCTTAAGGATTTAGCGGATAGAATATCTTCTAGAGTTCCGGTTTCTTCAACATTAAAATTATTAATATTGAAACTTATGTAATTAGGAGCGTACTTTATCTTCTTGCCTTCTTTAATCCTAACTAGATCGTGGTGTCCGGCGGAGTCTTTTCCTTGGAAGCGAGTCGCTAGAGGGATCAGTTTATGAGAACCAAACTCTATTCCATCGTCAGCAATCTCTTCTACGCTCTTGCGTCTGAAAATAGCAACAAAAGAAGCGTACCATTGCAATCGATCAGATTGGGAAATCGCGCTGCTATCATCTACCCCATTCTCAGCACTTCGATTAAGCTGGCATGCAGTTAAAATCGGGACATTCAATTCCAAGCAAAGCTCTTTAAGGGCATTAACTTTATCGCCAATTAGTTGATACTCTTGTTTATTTTTATCAGACTCACCAGTCAGCTTAATGTAATCATAAACAATAACACATTGATTTCCACGACCGACCTTAGAGAAGTACCAGCGCTTTACAATAGAAGCCACTTCCTCGATAGGTTTTCCAGCTACTTGAAGATGGTCTACTTGATTGCTAAGACCTTTGATTTTGTTTTTGCTTTCTTCAAATTTATTGAATAGATTAACGTTCTTTTTCCAGTTGCCAGTTTCTAAGTGCCAAACAGGAATGCCGGTAATAGACGAAGCTATTCTGAACTTCATATCTATGGTGGACATTTCAGTGTCTAGAACAAGAGCTCGGCACCCTTTATTCATGCTTGTGACTTTAATGGCTAGGTCGTTCAATATGGTTGATTTGCCATGCTTAGGTCTGCTTACCCATGCATATATATTGCCGGGACGAATGCCACCATAAAGGCGATTAAAATTTGGATACGGAGTAACTAAGCCAGTATCTTGAATTGGATTGTTTCCGCGCTCTTCAATTATTTCTATTACATTAGCAGTAATATCTTCTGGTTTATTATTCTCAGCAGCATAAGCGCAGATTTTATTGTTGTAGATCTTATCTGATTCGGTAATGATTTCTTCTATTGGCTTTTCAGCGCATGAATTGGCAAACTTTTTAATCTCATCTCCAGTTTGCTCTATTTCTCTTCTGATTCTTAGCTTGAGAAGCTCTTTCGCTCCTTCTTTTAGCCCAGGCTGAGAAGTGGGAATAAGACAAATACTATTAACATAATTAAAGATGTCAATAGATTGGTCTTTGAATGTTATGCCAAGGTTCTTGCATTTTTGAGATATTAGAACTTTATCTATCTGCTCTCCCTTGTTGAACGTCTCCTTAAAGACGCAAAATATAGTATAATGAACCTCATTAATAAAATCATTATCGCTGATAAAAGATTCAACGTCGGCAAAAGAAGTCGGATGCCTAATTAATCCAGACAATACGTATTTTTCTACTTGGAGAGAATAAATGGCCATTAAAGATTGATATTAAATTTGTCTTTGAAAAACTGCTCAGACAAGTCTTTCACTTCGTTTTCGTAAACTTCAACCAACTGAAACTTATTTAAAACCAGCCACTTTTCTTTAGCGACATCTCTTTTGATTGATTTCAAATAGTTAAGCCGAGAATCACCATGAAAGAATTTATTATAAGCAGAGTGCTGCTTGCCGTGGACTTCCACTGCTATTCTCAAAGTAGCATTAACTATGTCTACCTTTAGTCTAGATCCGAAGACAGGAAACTCCTCATAAACTATATGATTCTTCCAGTATTTTTTAAGAAATTGCTTTGTGTTAAACTGGACTTTCGACCGAGAGGAGGCGTCCCAGTCTATCAGATATTGGGAAACGTTTTTGCTTGCAACTTTACCATATATATTATATAGCTTCACTTCTTTAAAGCGCTAATGAACTTATTAAAAAGGTACTTAGTAATATGCTGGTTTTCCTCTAGGAAGCTTTTTAAATTAGCTTCTCCTTGATGTTGCTTAGGCATTTCGATGTTGTTGTCAGCGAGTTCTTTGATAAGCTCGTCTGTAATGGTGATCCAAGCGCCCTTGGCGTGGGCGAACTCCCATGCTAAAAGTTGATCAACGATTTCATACTCGACCCAAACGCTTGAGCCATTGGAGCGGCCATACTTAATTGGATATCGGACTTCTCTTCCAGATTTTTCGTTGGGAGTCTTTTTGAAGATGATTTTGCACCAATGACCAACTGGATTGCCTTCTCCCTTAGCATTAGCATATATAAGATCCTTATTCCATCGCTGTTGGAACTCAAGAATCCAATCTGAATAATGCAAAGCAGCGTTTCCTCCGCTTGCGTTGGTCACCTTCGGGTCGCCTTTTTCGTATGGGTTTATCTTAATCGATGATCTGACTTGAGACACAAGAAAACATATATGGCCCCTAGAGGAGAACGCGGCAGCCATCTTACGAAGAAGATCAGAGGTCAGTAGAGCTGCTCCAGCAGTTTTGTTTGCCTCAGTGGCAGACTTAGCTAAATCGTTCCTAGGAACTAGAGCGTCAAGACTATCTATAATAAAGAAATAAATATTTCCATCATCATTGTTTTTAATGAGCTCGCGCATTGTATCCGTGACAAATTCATAATCATTAGTAGGAATAACTCTCCACTTAGCTGGATCGGTGCTGACTCCAGATCTAGCAATCATGTTTTCACTCAAGCGTCCTTCAGACTTAATATAAATAATGCATCCTTTTTCTGGATGGGTTATTTGAAAATTCCGAGCAAATGACAAAGCATTGCTGGTTTTGCCTCCCTCTGTAATGCCTGAAGATCGGATAATTCCCGGATGAATACCTCCGCTCATCTCAATATCTAACGTCAAGCTACCGCTGCTAATAACATAATCAATATTATTATCAAAAGCATAATGGTGATCTTTGTTTCTATTCAGAATATTATCAAGAACTTTCATCTTCCCTGATGATGTATCCGAGTCTGGATCTTCTTGAATTTCTTTTTTTTGTCTTGCCATATTATTTATTATTGAAAATATTTAAAAAATCTTTTACTGATGTGGGTTTTTTTACGATTTCTGTAGGAGGAGCTACCTGATTATCTTCTAGAATAATTTCCTGCTTTTCAAAAGAAACAGATTGATATCTTTTGATATCGTTTAAGAATTTTTTGCCGTTTTCTCCAAAGAACCAAGTCAGAGATATAACTTTGGTTCTACCGTTCAAGCTCATAAGCCAATCAAAATCGTATTCTTTTACGAGCCTAGTGGCAAATTTCATTTCGGTAGACCAATTGCACCCAGTAGGGTCTAAAAGAAATAATTCAATTATTTGTTGCTGCGGGCTTAGTTTTCTTGGCTTGCTCGTCTGTGCAGTCATCGAGGATACTATGGCGCACGGTTACGATTTGTCAAGGAGAGACACGTCGTGGGCCACCATTTTTTTAACTAGTCCTTTGAAATCAACTTTCGGGGACCATCCCAACTCTTCTCGGGCAGGCTTGGAGTCTCCGACCAAAATGTCCACTTCCGCTGGTCTGTAAAATTTTTCATTTACTTTAACGAGAATAGAAGAGCAAGGTTCTTTAGATATCGCATACTTTGTAGATACGCTATATTCTTCGCTTGTTCCAGAGCCGTGCCAAACTCCATCTATCCCGACTTCTGAAAACGCTAAATTTACGAACTCTCTGATAGAGTGAGCTTCATTACTGCAAAGCACGTAGTCTTTAGGTTTTTTTTGATTTAACATTTTCCAAACGCCATCTACAAAATCTTCAGAATCAGACCAGTCTCTTTTAGCGTCTAAATTCCCTAAATTAATTGGGTCAAAGGTTTTTCCGTTTTTTATAGCATGATATATTCTAGCCACTCCCTTTGTTATTTTTCTGGTTACAAATTCTTCTCCACGCTTAGTTCCTTCGTGGTTAAATAAAATACCATGAATAGCGTAAAGATTATAAGACTCTCGATAAACTTTAACAAGGTGTCTAGCCGCTGCTTTGGATGCGCCATACGGGCTCCTTGGTTTAATGGGGTGAGTTATATCTTGAGGCACGGTTTCGACATCGCCAAACTCTTCACTGGAACCAGCAGAGTAAAATTTGCAATTTGGATTAAACCTTCTTATTGCCTCAAGACATCTAGCAACTCCTGTAGCGTTTACATCGAATGTTTGCAAAGGAATTTTCCAACTGCATCCGACGAATGATTGAGCACCGAAATTAATAAAATAATCGGGTTGAATTTCTCTTACTGCATTATCAATGCTAATACTGTCAGACAAGTCTCCATAAATCAAATTAAATCTAGGGTTGCTTATAAAACTGTTACAATTTATAAAATTTGGATTAGAACTTCTTCTAGCCATTCCATAGATTTCAGCAGAGGTATTTTCTAGCAAATACTCAACCATGTTCGCTCCGTCTTGACCAAGGATTCCTGTGACAATGATTTTCATTTAGAATTTAATTTTTCCGGTTATTATATCTTTTAGCATAACCCAATCTGCCGCCTTG